CTGCTGCTCGGTCAACTGCTCCTTACTTTCGAGTTTCTCAGCCAACTCGTTCAGGCGGTTGCCAATCTCGCGCTTACGCTCGTTGGCCTTCTTGTAATCAAACTTTGGCTTGCTCATAATTTTTTTTAGTTTGATGGGTTAATACTTTTATTCCAAATCTCTTGCGATAGTGCGCAACTCTTCGGCCTGCTTGTGGCGGGCCTGGCGATCTGCCTGCTCTCGCTGCTGTGCTTCGATCTCTTCCTGGGTCGGCCCGGTCTTGGGCTTACGTGCCTCTGCAAACTCTCTCACCTGTTGCTCACGGGCTTTAACCTCCGTGTCCTCATAGGCGGGCTGTGCTGCAATGGTCACGTCACAAATGCCCTCGATCTTCTTTACATGGCGCAAATAGATGGTGGCTCCCCAATCCGTCTTTTCCTCAGTCTCTTCGTAACTCACACAATTCTCTGAATCGTCCTCGTTAGTCCAATAGATAAATGACATTTCAGTGAGATCACCACGCTTGGCCAATTCCAGGGCCTTGTCACCGTCAACGGTATGCGGCATTTCACACTCGACTTTCAGACCTATTTCGTCCAAAGTCAGTTTCAACGTACCCGTTCCCTTATCCCAACGGCCTAAGATGGCCTGGCGATTGTGGAACATCGTAAAGTAGATGCGCTGCTCCCGTAGCATTTCATCGGTAATACACCCCTTTTCCAGAATCTCGTAGAAAGGGAAGTAATAGCCGATGAGCACAGAGCGCACACCGAATTTCAGGGCATAGCCCTCCAAAACGCGGCTTTCGGCCTCGCCCTCTCCGGCCTCACGCAAATGCAGTGAGACGGGTAAAATCAGGGTTCTTTTCTGAATCTCTTTCATACGGCTCTCTTATTTGGTTTCACCATTGTTAATACTCTCGTTTTCACCTGTGAACTTCTTACTGCCTAACTCTCCCAGGTTCATACTCAGGTAGATTTTATCGCCACCTTCGACGGCAGGCTGATTTTCCTTAGTGCGTACCGTGTTAATGCTGTACGTGCCATTGCCGATCATGTTGCTGTAATACTTGGCCTTGGTGATCAAGTCCATAGAGAACAGGCTTTCACGGTCAAACCTGAATATGCGCTTGCAGCACATAGAACGGCCAACCAACTTTCTCTGGAACTCATCTTCAATGGCTGTAAGTATGCAGTCCAATGTCTGTGTCAGGTACGCCACATCTGCCTGCTCCGGCATCTTGTAGTTACTGCCTGTCATATCGTAGAGGTAGATAGGCGGTACACCTGTTAGGCGGCTGATCTCAGGGATGGAGAATTTGCGGCTTTCAAGAAACTGCATATCCGTTGAGGTCAACGAAAGCTGCTTGAAATCAACGTCACCTGGCAGTGACACAATGCGCTTGCCGTCCTGGAATAAACTCTCAGTAGAGTTGGCCACCTTTTCAAGTTGCTCATCCTGGTACTCTCCCATTCCCCGGATGCCAGACTTGTCGTTTGTGATCAGGCCACGGATCGCTCCACCCTTGCCGAAACGCTCCAGGGTCTCTTTATCACCTGTCGCCACAATAGACAATGCGCGGTTGCCCATTCTCCAAAGCGGCACACCACAACGCCCATTGAGTGTGTTGAAATAGATGTGTATTACCTGGCTCTCATCGAAGGTGCCATAAACGCCATTGTAAACGTCGCTGATGTAGTATTGGCCTGCTGCATCATCGTATGAGCAACAAAAACGGCTGATCAATACCAACTCCATAACCTCACCGTCAATGATGCGGGGCCAGATATATGCGTCGCCATCATGGAAAGCCTGCCAAACCATCTGACGCTTCCAATCGAAAGCGGATTTTCTCGCCTGCGGCTGTGTGGTTAACAGGTAGTGGAAATCTGATGCCTCAAAATCTACATAGATGTCATCTTTCTTTTTCATGTAGTGGAAGGGCAGACGGGCCACACTTCCAGAAAGTACGTCCAATGCGCGTTTGTAGGCAGTAACGCCGATAGCCTCATCACCTCGCACGTTGACAAGGGATGAGGCAGCACCGTCCAGGCTAATGCCGTTCACGCCTAATTCGACCTGCACATTAGCCTCTCGCGGTTGTGTCTGTTTCCGTTTGAATATGCTAAATATGCCCACGGTGCAAAAATAATTTTCGGCCAAAGATACACCTTATTCTTGCACGTCACAAACGCCGTTTGGTGCATCGTGGTACACCTTGGCGAATGGTGGTAAAAATGTTAAATCTTTATAATTTTTTAACTTATTTACTTATTTTATGGTTTCCAAAAACGATAGTACCTGTAGTCAATGCAGCCCTGGCAACACTCGCACACCTGGCATCCTGATAGGGTGCAAATTCCATAGCCCGGCGTTTCATCGTCGGCCTGATATGCAATGCAGGTATGACACAGGGCTACTTTCATATTCAGGGAGTTGTGGCGGGGCCTGGTAGCCCCACCTGGTTAATACTAATTGCCTAATCTCTTCTCAATGGTCTTAAAGGCTCTAAATCCCTCTCTCCATCCTCTGTAAACTTGGCCAACGGCCATTGAATACCTCTGATCAAAGAAAAACTTGCTTTCGTCTGTCAGATTATCATCAAGGCAGGTAAACCATACCCACTGCCATTCAGACTGCCCGGATCGGCCACTGATGTTATTGAGACCCAACCACCAACCAATCTGAGGCTGCACATACTTGCCATCCATATTGTAGTAGCCTCTATCGGCATAACGCGGGTTTAGTTCAAACTTAACCTGGCATTTCTCTGTAAACTCTTTGAGTTGCTTGTAAGTAAACATATCTCTTTGGTGTTATGGGCGGGGCCGTAGCCCCTGCCCTGGTTAATACTTAAATCAATGTGTAGGTAATAAAACCGTAACCTCTGAATAAACAAGTGCCTCTCCAATCCTTATACTCAGCCGTCTTTACCATTTCAATACTACGTGTGCCTGTCTGCTGATCTTCGCATGACTGCCAACGGTGGCGATCCCAATCCTTCTTAACAAAACCTGCCAAATGATCACTATTGATAACTCGCTCAATAGCCTCTTTTGCACCATCCTTTGTTGAGTAGAAATCTGGAAGGTAATACATGATATTGAAATTCTTATCAACTACTGCCACTCTGTAAATGTTTGTCTTTGCCATATCTCTTTATTCGTTGTGGGCGGGGCCGTAGCCCCTGCCCTGGTTAATACTATGCTGCCATAAACTTAATGTCCTTTACCTGTGTCGGCTTGAAATACATATCGCGCTCAACGGTCAGGCCCCAACGTCCGCGAAGGCTCTGCAACTCTGAAAGAGTGAAATATCCATACTCCTTATACTCACCATCGACAATGCCGAAAAACTCATAATCGTTACCGTTCTTGTTGGCCTCCAGAACGTACCAGGTATAACCCTGCAAAAAGAACTTGCAAACTGCAACAGCCTCATCACCTTTATTGTCCTGGCTATAGATAGGGTACTTGGCCAACTGATTTTCGATCTGCTTTGTTATAAGTTTCATAAATCCCGGCTTAACCGTGTTGCCGTAGGGCTTAGTTATTATCTTTATTTCTATGGTACAAAGGTACAAAAAATTCTGCACTTTTCCAAATAAAAAGTATATTATTTTCTGTACTTTCGCCATTTCTTAACATTATTTAGCATAGCAAACACTATACTTTTTGAAAGAAAATACTATCTTTGCACCATAATTCACTAAATATTTGAGATTATGAGAATAAAAGAGATCATGAAAGAAAAGGGTATCACCCAACCAGAATTGGCCGAAAAGATGGGTGTGAGTGTTTCAGCCGTTAAACAAATGGTTGGTGCTGCATCCCTGACTACGGCCACCCTGGAAAAGATCGGTGCTGCCCTGGACGTGCCAACGTGGCAGTTCTTCATCAGCCCGGAAGAGATCGTAAAACAGGCAGGCGGTAATGCCATGTGTTGCCCATACTGCGGTAATCCTCTCAGGATCGTTGGCGTATGAACGAACTTACACAACATAGATTCGATATGCACAAATATGAGATAATCAGGAATAGCGTTACCGATCTACTCAAAGAGTTTTCATGCTTTGAGTACAAAGGTCATGGTATGCAAATAGGTATATGGGAAACCGAGGATTTCCAAAGCCTCACCAAACCTGTAGGAGATAGTTTCTGGAGTGGGAAATTTCGCCTGTGGGTATTCGTCCCGGATCAGAACGGCCAACAGATCAAAGTAGAGGTTTTCTTAATGTCCGTGTACGAATGGGAAACCGTCTTTGAGGGCTACATTGAAAATGTAACGGATATATCGAAAATACTTAATTTCCAATTAGGACTGCCAAAAAAGAATATCGTATGACACTGAAAGAGCGAAAGAAAAGAGAAAACATGAAGGTTGCGGGCCTCCTGGTTAGTTGGGTGCTGATCATCTGTGGCATTAACCTGGCCTGCATGGGGGTCAAACTTGCATTGCTTATGGTGGTAGCGGGTGGTCTCATGGCCTGGGGCTTCTCGAAGATCAGGGCAAAGGAGGTGGCCAAACAGACGATCCAGGAAAGCGAGACTGACGGCTACAGCATCAAGGGCATCAATCATTGTGGCCTCAATGATTCTGCGCTTGGTGACTTCATAGGTACTGCCAGGGCGTTAAAGTCAAATCCGCATGATCCCTACGCTATCGGTATCTACATCGGTAGTAAGCGGATCGGATTCTTACCAGGCGGGAACCGGGAACTGCACGAAAGGATCACGGCCCTGGGCGGCATCATTGACGCTGACGGGTACATTTCCAAAGGCAATGAAGAGGGCCGGGAATTTTACTACGGGAAAGTAAACCTGGTAGGGATATGAAAAACGGTGGGCTAAATGCTCACCGTTATTGTTCAATAGAATTGAGTAGCCCGATTGTCATTAGGGTTGTGATCACACCGTCGATCTTTCTGTATTGGGAAATCTTCAACGGCTTCTTATTCTCCAATTTATCCTCATCGAGCACACAATTAAGCAGGCAATAAAGATTGATGGGGTTATCATTAAATATGATTCTGACAGGATCGTCGTACACCATCATTTCAAAGGATTCTACAGGCAGGTTAAAGTTGCCGTATGTCTGTGAGTAGGGCGTTAACTGATCGCGGCCACCGACTGAGGCCAGAATGTTTGTCAAATCCTGCGCCTTGTAACTATCATATCCAAT